AGTGTACAGATGAAATTATTTTACAAAATGGCTTAGCCTGTAATAAATGTGAAAATGTTTTATGCGGGTATTGTTGCGAATTCGAGGTGACAAATGCCTAGGTGTGGAGTGTGCGGGGGTTCAATCTCAAACACAATCGTCCCTCACGGAGCAATCTGCGAGGACAATCGCAAGGCGCCAAGTTCGCCCATATGTGGCGACTGCCTAGCACCTTTATCAAATTGTATTCACGGTTACTACTTAAGACAGGAGAAATAAAATGCTACCGAGCAAAACACTAGACGCACTAACAGAGGGACGACAGGGTTTCGACTACGACACAGAGGGAAACTTCACAGGGTGCGGAGGGGAAAAGTCTATCGACTTACTTCGCCTTCATATGCTCTACTCATCTATGTCTTTAGAACTTAAGACAGGAATAAAAATGTCGGCGCGAGTTAATACCCTGAAAGTAGCAAATGATTTACTGGGTACAAACTACAAACGCAAGGCGCAAGCCTTCGCACATCTTGAAAGTATTATGAAACTAGCAGGCGAATTAAAGGAGAAAAAATAAATGGAAACTTTATTAGACATCTTGACAGGCACACACATCGGCGGTATCTTCGCACTACTTCAGACGATTCTCTTCGTGTTGATTCTCTTCACGGTGGCGGTCCTCTCGTGGTGGTTGGCGATAGTTATCACCGACCTAAAGAAGAAACTACAACAAAAGACAGGAGCAAGAAAGTGAAAGTATCAAGCCTAATCTCATACCTACAACGCAACTATTCACCCGAGCAAGAGGTGATGAGTTTCGTAATTGGTTCAGAGTATAAAGAAATGAGCGCAGACCTATGGGAAATTGCCGTAGAAATATGGGACAACGAAGATGTCCGAGCAACTTTCCAAGACTACATTAACGACATCATCATTGACGCAGAGATAAATTTACACGACCGCAATAGGGCAGAGGAAGCGGTTGATTCTTATCTCAATGACCTAGCAGAGGCGGAGTTAAGTGAAGCGAACTTATAGGGTTTCCTACGAACTAAAGGGCACTCGCATAGTTGATGTCACAGTCGATACAAACAAACTTCCCCAAGACTTTAATGTCTTAAGTCCTGAAAGACAGGACGAGGTACTCTACGAACGCCAAGAGTATTCAGTCCTTCATCTTGAGGACATCGACTACGGCAAAGCCGTATCTATTCTGCCACTTCGGGACAACTTAAGGGTGGTTCAATAATGATACAAGATACCTACGCCCTGCCTCCTGAGTGGCACAAAGAAGCAGGGTGCGCTAATCACCCTGACCCTGAACTGTGGTGGTACAAGTCTTACAAGACACAAGACGAGCGCAAACTTCAAGTCTTAAGAATGATTGAGGCTGTCTCAATATGTAACGATTGCCCTGTGCGTACATTGTGCTTACAGCAGGGATTAGAAGACGAAAACCTACACGCTGGCTCTATATGGGGCGGGCTTATGAACTACGAAAGGCGCACAATGCTGGGTAAGTCAAGTGCGAATGCCTTCAGAGATGAGTGGCAAATGGTTAGGCAAGTGAGGGCTGTCGTTGGTAGGCTATCCTAATGAAGAAACGAACAGTAGTTGTGAGTGCGGTGGCTGGTGCTCTTCTTGTAGTCTCAGCCCCGCCCCTGATTCCCCCATTACTCAAAGGCAAGCCCGCGATAGAAGAAAGAACGCAGGCAACAATGGCAGAGAAACGAGCCAATAAAGCCCTAGCAAAACGCTATGCGTGGGTAGGCTATGGCTGGAAAGATATGGAATGGAGATGCCTTGATTATATTTTTACTAAAGAAAGTCGCTACGACCATCTCGCCAAGAACAGGCAGGGTTCATCGGCATATGGTATTGGGCAAGTCCTTAAGGAGACTAGCAAAGACCCCGCAATACAAATCCTCCACACATACAAGTACATCACCAAGCGATACAAAACCCCCTGCCGTGCTATGAAATATCACTTAAGACATAATCATTACTGATGCTAGACTTAACAGGAGAACCGATAACTGTCTGCCTGTGTGGCAGCAAGATGTGGATTATTACAGTTGTATGGGACGAGGAGACTCGAACTGTGGGCTGGTATGACTTAAGACAAGAATGTAAATTGTGCGGTGCTATTGCCACCGCCCCGACCGAGATAGATTAACTATGCCTACATACGAATACAGATGCGAGGAATGCCTAGCATTTCAAGAGACGCAGATTCATTTTGAAGTTGGACCTGACTGCCCTGTCTGCTTTAGAACTATGAAGAGAGTCTGGTCTGCCCCTGGAATTCAGTTTAAGGGCAGTGGATTCTACAAGACAGACAACCGCTAGTCTTCAGTCTCTTCTTCTTTATCCTCAGTATCATAATCAGGGAATGGCTTGAAGCCACCAAGTTTACGAATCATTCTATTGACTGCTCTCTTGTGACGCATACGAGCAGCGTCCTCAGAACCAAGACTTAAGAAGTTAGCAATCTCTTTGAAGTCTAACGACTCAGCGTGACGCATAAAGAGAATCCTTCTATCTTCCTTACCTAGTTTCCAATAGACATAATCAATCTCAATCATCATAGCAACAAGGTTACCGCCCTCTGCTGGAGCCGACGGGCGACCGACTCTACCGATGTTCAACTTATGTGCTGTGTTGTATTCACTTCTTAAGACAGCAGGAAGCAACGCTTCGATAACTTCTGATGTGTAGTAATACAGGTCAGCCGTGTCATAGCCAACGGACTTCGCCTTCCACTTCTGACAGTAATCCAAAGCCTGATTGCGTAGGCTACGATAGATTAAATTCTTAGCGTCCTTCTCACCCTTTGCTTCCCACTCATCTAACTTGTTCGGGTGCTCCATAAACCATTGATACAGTGACTGTCTTAAGTCTTCAATCTCAACCATATCAAACTTGCGTGAGTACTCAACAGCGACAGCATCTACAACATACTGCCAAGGTTCAATGCGTTCCCAATTCATAGTAGTTTAGTTCCCCATTTTATATCTAGCAACCCAATCTTCTTGACTCGGTTGTTGGTGTTGGCAAACTCAGTAGTGGTGGGAAGCCACTTGTCGTGCCACTTCATATCTAATTCATTCTTAAGTATGGAATCAAGGTCAAAAAAATATACCCCTTGCGGGGTGTAATTTACATAGCAAGGTGTATAAGATAACTTCCCTGCTTCGGTTACCAAGAAATCAAACTTATACTTCTCGATAAGCAACTCATCGTAATGAGTCTTTCGTGACTTAAGTTCTATAAACAATTTGTACTCATCTGACTGACAATCAAAGCCGTCGAACTCAGACTCTGACTTGGCGAGGTCAGGATAAAAATTATCTCTCAACCATTCAAAGAGTTCGGGCTCTCTCATTTGTCCCACTTATCTCTTAAGACAAGAAGACCTATGATTGCGTAGTTCGCCATATCCTTAAAGGAATCTTCGAGCGATTCGTATTGTGGATTGGACACACTTCTGTCGACGAGGTTATTAATCCTTGCCAACTTATCGTGCATACGAACTCGCAGTCCATTGATAGGACCACCTGGTGATTCAGATATATTCTTGGGACCGTAATCAAGGTGTTTCTTAATAAGTAATTCTTGGAGTTCATTGAAGGTATCTTCTACGTTCTTGATGAAAGCAGAGGGATTGTGAGGGTTACCGTAAGCGTCCCGCTTTGGGAGGTTATCGACGTAATGTTGTAACCCATCCCAGCCAGATGTTCTGTAATCTGCCATACTTCCTCACGCTCCGCCTTCGTCAGTTTCATTTGGTTTGTTTTCCTCCAATAGTTTCTTAAGACTTGAATCAAACTTCAACATCTCGGAACCTACCACAACTTCCTCGATTAGTTCGTCAAGTACTTCACTATCAGATTCAGCAGCATAAAGTGTAACATATGTAGATTGTGTTATTTGTCTGATTTGTTCTGGATACTCGGCGTGTTCAAAAAGGAATCTTAGTAGGCTACCCACCATTAACTTTATCCCATTAGGCAAGACGATGCAGGGGTCGAACTCGTCGTCGTCTTCTAGGTGATGGTCCACCATCTCAAAGGCATTATCAAAGTGAATGCCACACCCGTCGCAGTAGAGTTCTTCGTCATCCATTATTCAATCTTTGCCCTGATTGCTTCCGCCCCATTGCTAATATAGAATGAGTTAACATCTTCTCCGTCGGGGAATTGGACGACAGTAACAGGGAGTTCTCTTGCAAGTGAGGAGGCAAACTCTTTTCCTGGCTGGTCCCCGTCCGCAAAGACAAAGACTCTCTCGAAATCGGCGAGGAGTCTCGTGTAATGTTTCTTCCAACTGTTCGCGCCTGGTACGCCAACACAAGGAATACCAACGCAGGCGGACATAGTAAGAGTATCCAATTCACCTTCACAAACACCAATGAAATCGCCAGCCCGCTCCACGTCAGTAACATTATACATTTTAGTTTCCGCCCCAGTAAGCCCCATATATTTAGGCTCAACAGCAGGATTGAGAGACCTAAATCGTATGTCCACCACACCAGTCTTCGTAACATAAGGGATAGCCAACCTTCCTTGATACTGCTCGTGTCCTACCTCAGGCTCTGCGACTACGCCTAATCGCGCCAGCCGTGCTATCTCCATTGGAATACCTCTGCTTCTTAGGTAATCCTCTGCCAGAGAGATGCTTGCCGCGTACTTCTCCGACGCCCTGCCCAACAATTCCTTCTGCGATGCGCTTTGCTTCATTGATATTCACTCTCTCCTGTCGTGCGATGATTTGTAAACTATTGCCTTGGATGCCACAAGCGAAGCATATAAAGATATTAAGGTCGAGGTTGGCACTACCACTTTGGTGCGTGTCGTCGTGGAATGGACACTTGATATTAGTCTGCCCGTGATTGCGTCGAACGTCTGCTCCATAGTGGACGAGGACGTCTCTGATACTTGGTAAGTCACTCACTGTCCCTCACTCTCTCCTGTATCCATTGGTCTAAATCTTGTATGACCCAAGCCTTCTCGACTCCGTGATTGCGTCTCTTAACTATAACAAATGCTGGAGGAACCGTCTCAAGATTCCTAGCCTTAGCATAGTTCTTTGCCTCAACCTTAGCCTCTTCCCAAAACTTAGGCAGGTCCATCTTCTTTACATTCTTAAGTTCAAAGATATAAGTTTTGCCAGCGATGATGGTAACAAGGTCGCCCTCGTCGTTAGCCCCAGCCTTAGTGAGTCGCTCTATCCAAAGTCCAATACCTCTGAAGAACTTTAACAAGTCAGTCTCCCACTTACTACCTTTGCGCCCATTAGGATTAGCCACTATACCAATGCCTTTCCCATATATTCTGCGTCGCAAACAAAGCGTACCCCATAGCCGTAATCTTTCTCGTAACAAACTTTCATAAAGTCTTCACGAGAGATTGCTCCCCATATCTTGAATCGGGAATCGATATGAGGTTGAGTCCTGTCACCAATCAAGGTAACCAATACAGCATAGTCAGCAGTGAATAGGTCTAATGAATTGAAGATAAGTTTATCCAAGGTTGATGTCTTAACCTGAACCGTCTTACCGCCAATGACTAGGTCGTAGCCTTCGTCTCCGCCCGTGAGAACTCTGTCATCAACAGGTACGGAATAGAACTTAGCCACAGCCTTCTCGCCTAAGTGACCCATAAAGTTCACAGCCCAGGAGGTATTCTTCGCGTCGAACTTCCTGTCAGTTACCTTGTGGTCAACCTTATCTTCACGCATACGATTGACAAAGTTAAGTGCGTCAGTGATTTCTTCAGGACTTAAGACAACTTCCATTAGTACGCACTCTTATCCTTCTCTATGATTCTTACTGCCCAATCTAGACCAGTATTGAATCCCTCTGACCACTCATCTTTAATAGGTGGTTTGGCATCTTCAATCTTCTTAATGACTTTAGATATATGTCTTAAGTATTCAGACTGTGCCATTTCCTTTGCGTGTATCTCTAGGTAATCGTCATCCATTGCTGGCTCCTATGCGTTCTCGGGGATGTCTTCGATGTACATATACTCAGGGTTAAAGGCTAGCCACGCGTTGAGATTCGCGTTAGCATCCGCTCGACCATACCTGTTCTTGACTGGCGCAAC